CATAAGAATATAGCCGGTACTGCGCGGGTAAAGGTTGTCATAAAGATAAAGATCAATTTCGGTAGATTCATTTTCCCACTGGAGTCTCTCTCGCAGAGATCCATCATAGGGATATGTCTTCCAAATTCGATCTATGGATTCAGCATAATATTTTTCTGCGGACCCGTAGCGGGCAAAGCTAGAAGCACTTGCATAATTGACAGCAGGTATAAACCTGTTCTCTTTTATAATGTCTTCTTTTTGATATTGCGCCGACTCAATCGCAGATCCAATTTGATCAGCTGATTTGTTGGAAAGCGATTTAAGAGTTTGTGCTTTGTCAAAAAGGTGCTTAAAACTCATATCCTAATTATTCATCAACCCTAAATTTGAACGTTTCTGGTTGCTCCACCCAAGTTGCTACACTACCATTATAGTAAGATAATTTGATTCCATACATATATCCAGCCTCTAATTCCAGCATACTTAAGTCAAAATAATTGCCGCTGACATCATAAGACAAGTATGTTGAGTACTCGCTTCCCGTACCATAGGGAAGAACTTCATAGTTATCAACAAGCCTAAGAATCCTATAAGACGCACTCTCGATTACCTCTGTAGGATTAACAGTTGTAGAGACCGTGTAAATCGTTGGACTCCAGTTTTTATCTCTAACAAAAGTTCTAAAGCGTACAGTTTGGTTCCTTCTATAAGAGGTTTGTAAATTCTGTATTGCTGTATGCCGCTCGAATGTTGGCGCGCCCTGAAAATTTCGAAAAGTTTTTGTGCTTATAGAACCAGTCTTGTATTGAGTAGAGCCAGTCGGCAGCGAGCACCACAGATCGAACAGCTTAGATGGCGCGCCATTGGCGGAAGAAGAGGTCATACAAATAGATGCTGAGTAAATACCGGTGCTCACATAACCGCCAGTTACTACGGTCGCTCCGCCCGACAAAAGCTGAATTCCAGATGGGGCCGTGTTGCCGGCATTTCCGGAAAAGAGAGAAACATATACCAGACCGGTACCAATAGCGGGGATGTTCGTAAGCTGGCCGCGGACATAATTGTATAGATAAAGAGTATTTAAATTATCGGTTGCTGGAGCCATTGAGCTACTATAGTAAAAGCCGCCGCGATCATCTTCGACCCGAGAGTCCCATCGTGCCTCAATCCACGGGCGCTTAAAAAAATATTCACTTGAGCGCGCGAAGAACTTCTTTGTATAATAAGAGATCTCGGCGCCGCCGGTGTTTTCTATCACGCCGTTCGCTGCCGCGGCTGCTGCATAGGCTTCCTGGCTTGAGGTTAAGAAAATTCCTAATCCATAATTGGGGTGATGAAGCGCGGTGCCTGAGGTCTGCATCCACCTCTCTACGGTCGGAGTAATATTAATTTCTAGGTCTTCATAGCCCAGCGGGAAAGTCTGACGATAAACCGGTGCATCCGAAGCCTCGTTGTCATCCCGGAAATCTCCTCCGATATTTGTCCATGCTGTGGTGGTAGAAGCCGACATCCAGTTGGCTTTACCCAAATCTGAATACTCGTCCATGTCGAGGCCAGTTCCTTCGTCCCACGAACGAGAAACGGACGCGACTACCAAAGTAAAATCTTGTGGCAAAGTCCAAGGATGTTTTGCATTGCTTAACTTAAGGAAAAAATTAACACTGCCGCTGGCTGGAATTGCTGCAGCGGTTCTGTCTGCGCTGATTGCAGTAATAGGAAACTTTACCATAGCTCGACAAAGTTCCTGGGACTTGCCGAGTGAGGAGCCGGAGTTTTGTCCATATATAGAGAATACTTCTATGGAATCTGCATAGCCCATATTAGAGCCAGTGCCGCGGCTGTTGGCCGTCAGGCTTGCCTTAAAAGCATTTGTAATAGTAGTGTCGGCGCTACCTGTATATCTTTTAAACCCCATTACTTAATGCTTCCTCTTATATCTGTATTCGGGAATTTCATTTCAAAAACGACATTTTCCTCTGCTAAAATACGCAAATTATCTGCACTAGTGTTGGCGGCAAAATCATAAGAAGTTCCGCTATAAGAGGCACCAGATTTTTCAACTATCTTAACAGTTATGACATCTAAAAGACCCTCGACTTTATTAAGAGTTTTATAAATTTCAGATATCATAATTGGCTCTCCAATATCATAGGAGTGTGAAAATTTCTTGGCCAATGCTCTAGCAGCTAGATTGATAACATTATATTGATTAGCGCTCATATCAATTGCTGCTTCGTATTCAATACCAAAATTTACTATCTTTGCATCAAGAATGTCGATAGTATCATTAATCATTTTATACTGTGAGATCCAATTCTTAATATTATTTTTCAAAGTAGCATTTGGAACAGTCAATTTACCGCTCTCATTTTCAGAAACCACATATAAATTTAGATTTCTCTTATAAGCATTAAAATCTCGAACTATAGTTACTCGCTTAATCCTTCCAAACTTTGCAGGCATCCCATAACAAATAGCCTTATAATCTTCAGCTGTTACCGCACGATTTTGTGTAGCAAAATAACTAAATGCTCTTTGCTTAATTTCATCTGAATTTGGTAGAGCGATGCTTCCCACAAACTGTTCCTCATTTACTACCTCCACCGACTCAACAACAGCCGATCTTTTTGGGCCCGTTAATAAGTTTTCTTCTTGAAAGATAACTATGGGTCGGCTCACCTCCGTAATTGAATTCACAGAAGCATTAACATCTAAAGTTGTGTTATATCGAAATGAAATGACTAAATCGGTATTTGCAGGGGCTATACCAAATTTATCTGTGTTGAGAAGCTTCGTGGGATCAAAGCCCGTGTCCGTAATATAGTCGCGACCCAACATATCAAGCATCAAATTGCCCGGGTCGACCACAGAACTAGTTGAAAGTTCGGAATCGGAGCCATATCCAAATTGCAAAAATGTTTTTCCATTTTCGAACTCAACCGTAAACCTTCGAGGAACAGGGAAAGGTTTTAAAATATTGGGAACAGATGCTCGAGTAGCCGTTGTATTCCTCACAGCTTTATAGATTACGTTTTGAGTTAAGTGGTCTACTTCATAGTAACGATGACCTTCCACATCGTAAACGCTTACAATGTTATTAATTTTTGCTATCGAAAGAGGTATCCTCCTGAACCTTTCAAAATTTCCCAGAGAAACCCGATCGCGACCTAGGCGTCCAGAAACCGCGCGGCCTTGTGCGCGGATTACAAAATGAGTGGGGCCTCCCGTGCTGCCCGCGTCACTTACTACTATCTGATTTTGTTCTTTCTGAAAATCAACATCATCAAGGAGGGTATAAAAGCCGCCCGTATCGGCGGTAAACTCGGAGCCGGCCTTAAGAATAGGAACATAGTTGGTGTCGGGGCCTTGCGTTGTGGTGGAAGCCGGGATCTTTATGTAGAACGTCAAAATTCCATACGAGGAGGGATTTGGATTGAGCTTAAGCCCCATCTGACGCACAAGCCTTACGACATTATTATATTCAATAGCTGTATCTAGAAAGCTTTCGTTTGCCTGGTAATCAACATAAAAAGACAGGATATCCCCAATATAGGAAACGGTGTCCAACATAAGAGAGCCAAAACTTGCTTGATTAAAGTCTTTGTAGGTGTTGGGATAGTATCTTTTTACAAAATTTTCTAGATCTTTGCGGATTGATGCAAAATCTCTGCTTGTGTAATCGATGGCCTCTAATTTTTTTGACATGCACCTACCTCAGTATAATTAGTTCGTATTTGTATCAAGCTGCAGCATTCCCGTCATTCGCAAAGGCAAAATTTTATATGTAATTGTTGTATGTACATCATGAGGAAATAAACTAGGATCATTTTCGGGCGTTTTGAATGCAACTTGTTGTATCTCCACAAAGGGCATGTATTGTGCCACTTGTGAGCGAATTCGAGACGTTATCTCTTCATAGGTCATCTCGTCATTTAGTTCAAATAGGTACGCTTTAAGTCCCACGCCAAAATTAGTATCCATCATGCGCTCACCAGGGTTGGTGAGTATCAACATCTTAAGATTCTGTGTTACTAAAGTTGGATAATCCTGAATCAATTCAAACCTGCTTGATTCAATTGGTAATAATGGTGCTAATCCGGTTGTCATCTTCCGCCCTCTCAATAATTATTTGAAAACATGTTTTTTTAACAAACATTCGAACTTTGTCCATCAGCAGCATTCTGCTGAGAGTTGCCTGTCCCCTCTGCCTCGGCCTCTTCATTGCTTGCTGCGTCTAGAAGCATCAGCAAAAGATAAATTATTCCCAGTGGTGTTGGAGGCATCATAAGAAGGCCCGCGATTGATCCCGTAAAGTCTACGCCCTTCACGGTCATTTTTGGACCAAGAGAGGGAGCCTCAAGCGGTCCGGGAGGATCTGGCATTGCAGCGATAGCTTCAGCATTCATCGTGTTAAGACCGCAGAAAGCTAGTGCTAGTACTTGTTCTCCGTCTAGGGCGCTAAGCATTGGCTTAATAGGTGATTGATCTGGCTGTGTACTCTCAGCAAGATCAATGCCTACATCAATCATCATGATCACATAATTGAATACCATCCCCGTGATGTCTCTAATAATCTTAGATATTGCAACATGCGGGTCGATCAATTCTACGAGGCCTTTGAGAATTTTAATAGGCGTTTCGCGCAGCATCTTAAGAATGAATTCGCGGCCATTGAACTCCAATCCTGCGCCGCCGGCTGATCCCAACTCATTATTTAGCTTAACCATGTTCCCGTCTTCAACAAGCTCCGGCTTTCGGCTCGTCCTTGAAACGACGCCAAATAAATCCAAGATGCCTAATTTGGTTGTTTCAAAATTTCTTTCTATTCCAGGAAAGAAAGAATTTGTAAGTCCCAGATTATAAAGTACCGGTAGCATCATGACCATTTCAGGATTAAAGGTTTGATTAATAAACCTCGAATACTCTAGGTCATTCTTAATTTTAGGGATATGATTGCTTGGCTCAGTCCTATTAAACCTTTTAACTTTATCGAAGGTATTGGCGGCAGTGCTGGGTGCGCCCGGGCCTAAGGGAGGACCCGGAGGGGTTGGAGGCGCTTGTTGCATGCCGAAGCCGGGTGGCCCTTGCGTGGGCGGCGGAGAAGTTGCAGCGGCACCAAAATCCGGGAGGTCGTTGGGGTTAAAATCTCCATAGTCATAAATATTTACCGTAAGTAAATCACCCAAAATCTGAGCACCCTCAGTTGCACTATCTAAATCAACTTGTGCTGAATCCAAAACCGAGTCTTTGCCGATTGCACGAGGTTGTTGCTGCAGCGCGAGGGTCATTAAATCTCTTACGGGGCCTGGCCTGAACGATTCAATAAACGGAGAGCCGGCCTGATCCCACTGGGCATCCCTATACTCCGCGGTTCTATAGTGTGGAAAATTAAACATTAGTTTATACCCAAGCTTAAAACCCTCAAATATAGGAAGGACACCATCCGTTAATTCTATCATATCTATAAAATCGACCGCGGTGCTCGTGCGCACAGGCATAGCCCCCCCATCAGGGCTTCCCAAAATTGACTGTAGCTGTAGAGTATGCCGAGTGCCGCCCGTAGGCCTGGCGGTGTTCTGGGCTATGAAGTCCGCAGTCGTGTCGGCTACTGGCGGAGGCTGGTAAATGTGGCGCCCGATGAGATCCCACGCCGGCGGCATGTCGCTTTCGATAAATGCCTTCCTGAAAGCTGCAGCCTGTTGATCA